TTGCAAATAATAAAAATATATCAAATATTCCTAACAAAGAAGCAGACAATTATAAAATCAACAAACTGGAAGAAATAGATAAGTCTTTAGATAAACTAGATAGCTGGTATGATAGAGAAATTTTTAAGTTATATTATAGCGGCGAAACTTTAGACTCACTAGCAGCTAAGACAAAGATAAGTAGAAACAGCTTGTTTACAACAATACATAAAGTAAAGGCAATAATTAAAAAAGATTTAAATGAAAATGTATAACCCAAAAATTAATGACAGTTTCAGAATGCAATTTGGATTTGCTCATCCTGAAAGAGTTTTAAAATGAATAAGTTTTTTGTACCTAATGAAGTCTATGAGGACAGGATAACAATATGTAAAGAATGTATTTATTATTTTAAGCCTACTGGAACTTGCAAAGATTGTGGCTGTTTTATGAAAATCAAGGCAAGACTTGCACCAATGGGTTGCGGTCAAAAGAAATGGCAAAAGACAACAGAAATAGAAACTCCTGATGACTTGCCGCAAGAAATAATTAATGAGATATTAGATATATGGAAAGACTTAAAAACAGGCAGGGCAAAGAATCAAGCAGCAAAAAGAAAAATGATAGAAATTTACAATACTATTTACATGACAAGTTATCAAACTAATACTAATTGTGGCTCTTGTATATCAACATGCTTTGATGGTATAAAAAAATTATATAAAAAATACAGCGAATGAGTTACTTAGCACACTTAAAGAGAAACAAGATGCACTATTCTAGTAGGTGGATAGTGAAATATGATGATGATAATTTAGTAAGGGAAGTAAAATTAATTTTTAACCCTGAAGAATATCGTAAAGTAAAAAGACCTAGATTACTTAATACGCAAGATGGATTAATTAAAATATTAGAAAATGACAAAAAAAGAAGATTACAAAAAAACGCCTGAGCCTTGGTATTATACAGGAACTAAATTTGGTTATAGTGCAAGAAATATCGTAGAAGACTTTGAACTTGGATATAATACTGGTACAGCTGTAAGCTACCTATTAAGAGCTGGTAAAAAGGAAAACAATCCAGCAGAACAAGATATACAAAAGGCAATAAATCATTTACACTTTGAATTGGAAAAGCTTTATAGTAAAAGCAAAACAAGAACAGGAGCTTTAGCAAGATGACTTTGTACAAATGTATTTGTGGTAATGAAGAAGAAATAGGGAAAGCAACTCTAGCCTTAAGAGATGGTAGATGGCGAACAATCCAAGCACTTTGTGATTGTGGCTTATGGATGGAAGCAGAACCTGAAGATGGAATGCCTAGCATAAAGAGAACTGAAGCATCATTAAGTAAAAAGAAAAGAGGAGATAAACTTTGGGCAGGAGCAAAAGAAAAGCTTTGCGGCGAAAGAGGTATAAATGAATCTTTTGATTAGTGAAATTACTACTCTCAATATTATGCTTTACTAATTGGATATGTACTACTGGGGGTGGTAAAACATTTATAGCACCTTATAGTTCTATTAATCAAAGTAATTATTATACAGAGCATCATATAGACTTTGGAGATAGATCAGACACTACATTTATTGGAATACACAATCCAATAGCACTAGCATATCAAACAATAGAACATAATTATGGTCAAGGAATACATATAGCAACTTTAACTACTAATTTTTATGACTCTACAACTCACATATTATTATGCACAGCTATTAAGCAAGACACTATATGTTCTTACAATATTACTAATGTAAATGAAATAAAAGAATCTTTAAAGAATAAGATATATAATATACAAGGCATAGAGCTTTTACAAGCACCTAAAAATATGATGTATATTAAAAACAGAAAATTACATTACAAAAAATAAATAATCAAAATTTCTATTATATACTATGAAACTAAATATCAATCAGTTAAATCCAAACGAAAGCAACCCTAGAATAATAAAGGAAGCTAAATTTAAAAAACTTGTAAAGTCTATTAAAGACTTCCCTGAAATGCTAGAGCTTAGACCAATAATCTTAGACGAAAACAATGTTATCTTAGGAGGTAATATGCGTTACAAAGCTTGTGTAGAGGCAGGACTTAAAGAAGTTCCAGTTAAAATAGCAAAAGGTTTGACTGAAGAACAGAAAGAAGAATTTATTGTTAAGGATAATGTAGGGTTTGGAGAATGGGATTGGGATATTCTAGGAAACGAATGGAACCATAGAAAGCTAGGAGAATGGGGAATGGATGTATGGCAGCCAGAAAATAGTGTAAGTAATGAAACTGACTATAGCATAAATAGTTTAGATCAAAAGCTAGGTAGGTTTTTAGACGCTAAGATTAAGAATATAACTATACCTTTTGAAACTGAGGAATTTGCGGCGGTAGTAGAAAAATTAGAAAAGCTTTTAGGTAGGTATAAGTGCCAAGATTACAGGGCTTTAATATATAAAATAATAGAAAATGAAAAGGTATAATTTAACCAAGCACCAAGATTGCACAGGGCTTTTAAAAACTACACCACTTAAAGAGCAGTACGATACAGTTATAAAAGAGGATACAGCTTTTTACTTAGATGATATTTGTATAGGTATATATATAAATGTAGCAAAAGAACTTTTAAGCTATGTAAGGGAAGCAGTTAAAGACACCAAGTATGTAGAAACTTACAGGGCTAATACACTGCCAACTAAAAGCAGTGTCTTTGGTGCACTACCAAGAGTAGCTATGCGGAATGACTTTTGTAGGTTTAGTAATAAAACCAGTGAGGAAAAACAAAACACTAATAAACTTTTTACATTTCAGAAAACACTTTGCGGTATATATAAAAAGCACCTGCCAGAACTTTATGCCTATGACCTACACCAAGCAAGGGAAACAGTAAATGATGATTACAGGTTAATTGATACCCCATACACTACAGCTAATATAAATGTAAACCACGCTATAAAGTACCATAAGGATAGCGGTAATATAAAGGAAAGCTTTAGTAATGTATTAATACTTAAAGAACACTGCACAGGCGGGGAGTTAGTTTTGCCAGAATACCGTATAGCTTTAGAACAAGCAGACGGGGCACTATGTATTTTTAGTGGCCAAAAAGAAATACACGGTGTAATGCCTATAAAGCCATATAAGGAAAACTATTATAGGGCGAGCATAGTATATTACACTATGGCTCAGCTGGAACACTGCTACCCATACAAGCAAGAAGTAACACGCTTAAACCTTAAAAAAAGGGAAAGGGCACTTAAAAGGAAAGATAACCAAGACCCCAGGACTAATGGACGAAAGTAGACACATAAAAAAGGAAAGCATTTTAAAAGCTTTAGAAAGTAGTTTAGGGGTTGTAACAGTAGCTTGTAAGTCAGCAGACGTTCCACGTTCAACATTTTACAAATGGCTAAAAGAAGATGAGGAGTTTGCTAATGCAGTTAAAGATATTGAGAATATAGCTTTAGACTTTGGGGAAAGCCAATTGCACTCACAAATGAAAGACGGTAACACTTCAGCAACAATATTTTTCTTAAAGACTAAAGGTAAACGCAGAGGTTATATAGAAAGAAGTGAGCTTGACCTTAGTTCAGGAGATGAGCCTATTAAAATAAACGTAAATATAAAAGGGGTTGAATATTGATGCTAACTTTACGCATACGCAAGAACAAGCAATAGAATATCTATTTGACAAAACTACAACAGAAGTTTTATTTGGTGGGGCTGCTGGAGGGGGTAAGTCTTGGGTTGGATGCTCTTGGCTAGTCTTAATGTGTATTAAATACCCTAAGACAAGATACTTAATGGGTAGGTCAAAGTTAGATGCCTTAAAAAAGACTACACTAAATACATTTTTTGAAGTATGCGAGACGTGGGGGCTAAAGGCTGGAAAGCATTACAATTTCAATGGTGGCTCAAATATTTTAACTTTCTTTAATAAGTCAGAGATAATGCTTAAAGACTTATTCTTATACCCATCAGACAGGAACTTTGATAACTTAGGCTCACTTGAAATAACAGGAGCTTTTATTGATGAAGCAAATCAGATAACAGAAAAAGCAAAAAACATAGTAGCCTCAAGAATGAGATACAAGTTAGACGATTATGGTTTAATTCCTAAAATGCTTATGACTTGTAATCCAGCTAAGAACTGGGTATATACACAATATTATAGACCAGCTAAAGATGGCACACAAAAACCACATAGAAAGTTTATACAAAGTCTAGTTGATGATAACGAATATATATCTAAATATTATAAAACACAATTACAAACGCTTGACGAATTAAGTAAGCAAAGGTTATTATTTGGTAACTGGGAATACGACTCAACAAAAGACAGTTTAATAGAATATGATGCAATATTAAATATGTTTACTCAAAAAGGAGTAGAGGGAGAGAAATACATAAGTTGTGATGTCGCAAGATTTGGTGCTGATAAAACAGTTATTATGCTTTGGCAAGGGCTTTCTGTCATAACTATAAGAACATTGCTTAAATCGGCTGTAAATGACGTTGTAGAGGCTGTTAGACAGTTACAAAAAGATTACCAAGTTAATCTAAGGAATATTATAGTTGATGAAGATGGCGTTGGTGGGGGTGTTAAAGACTATCTTAGATGCAAAGGGTTTACTAATAATGCTAGAGCTTTAAAAAGTGAGAACTACCAAAACTTAAAAACTCAATGCTATTACAAGTTAGCTGATAAAATAAACAAAGGGCAGATTGGAGTTGATTGCCAAGATGTGAATATCAAGAATCAAATTATAGAAGAGTGCGAGCAAGTTAGAACTAAAGATGCAGATAAGGATAATAAACTTCAGATAATACCAAAGGACACAGTAAAGTCAATACTTGGGCGTTCTCCTGATTATTCTGATGCTTTAGCTATGAGAATGTATTACGAAATAGATACTAATATAGGAAAGTATTTTGTGCAATAAAAAAAGGGTAGCAAGTTGCTCTCACTCACTACCCTTTTACGACTAAAACTCATATAAAAACTAGGCAAATATAATACTTTAAACTAAATAAACAAAATTTCTATTATATAATATATGAAAGTCAAAATTAAGAAGCAGGGCAAGACAAAAGAGTTTAAGTTGATTAGTAGTTGGGGGGAGGTTACGTTAGAGAAGTGGCTAAAACTAATTGACTTCCATAATGGTACAAAGACAAAAGAAGCAGAAGAAACAATAGCGGCTTTATCTAATATACCAAAAGACTTAATTAAGCAGTTAGAGTTAAAAGATGTAGCAGTAATAATGGGTAAGCTAGCAGAGTTACAAGCAGACCAAGATAGTTCTTTAAAAAAGATAATTGAAATAGATGGAGATAGATACGGCTTTCATCCTAATTTAGATGAAATAACCTTAGGAGAGTATGCTGACTTAGAGACAATGATAAAGAATGATATTGAAAAGAATATGCCTGAAGTTATGGCTATTTTATTTAGACCAATAGTAGAGGAACAGAATAATATTTATACTATTAAAGCTTATGATGGCAATATAAGTATAAGGGCGGAGGAAATGAAGAAGATGCCAGCAGAGCAAGTGCAAAGTGCACTGGTTTTTTTTTACAATTTAGGGAAAGAATTGTCGCTGACTTTGCCGTTATATTTGATGGAACGGCTGAGGGAAATGAAGATGCAATAGCATCAGAAAGCTTTGCAGAGAAGTGGGGGTACTTTGGAGTATTTTATAGATTATGTAATGCAGATATTTCAAAGCTAGAACAGATAACAAAGCTTAACCTTTTAGAAGCATTTACTTGGTTAAGTTATGAAACAGATTTACAATCACAAAATAAAGTAAAACATGGCAGTCAGCAATAAGACATATAACAACGTAATTAATACTCTATGTACTTTAGCGGAGTATCATAAGCAAATAACTACTGTATCAGTTGGAGATTTATTTGATATAAATTTAGAGAAGATGGAAAAGATGCCACTCTTACATATCAATCCAACATCAGTAACTACTGGAGAAAGTGAGTTGGTTTACAACTTTCAGCTTTTTATTTGCGACTTAGTAAGTGAGAAAGATAATTGGCAAACTTATCAAGCAAAAAACCTTACTAAGCTATTAGACCCTAAGAATAATGAGCAACAAGTATGGAACCAGACTTTAGAAATATGTACTGACTTTATTGGGATGCTTAGACATAGTTCAAGGCAATCCTTAGTAGCTGTTAGTGATATAAACGAGCCTTTATATTTTACGCAAGATCAATTTACAATAGAACCATTCCAAGAAAGATTTGATAATCTTTTATGCGGCTGGACTTTTACTATTGGAGTTAAAGTAATGAATGACTTTGATACTTGCATAATACCTGTTAAAG